AAGCTCGTACCAGAACCACCTGTTAGGTCTTGGTAGCTTATTTGTGAGTAGGCTTCCGCCGGGGCATTACCTAAATAAGGCATCAGGTGATCTCCAGAATCGACATCACAACATCTACAGAACTAGCCGTATCTGATTTTACTTTAATACTGTCACCTACCTCAAGTACCACTTTCTGATCGCCGCCGACCACGACTAACGAGCCGCCGCTTGGTATAGGCGCTTGGTAAATCAAGTATGTGTCATTCGATGCGTCATTGAGCGTGACATCAACAAGTATCTGACTAGCCGTCCGGTTAGCCAAATCCAGTCCAATAACAGTCACCTCCGTCGAAGACGGTACTGTATAAGAACCTACAGCAGTAAGCGATGTGCCAATGCTGCGAGAGAGTTTGCGTTTAAAGCTATTAGCCATCTACATTACCCCAGTGCTATTGCCAGTGCGACCGCTGTACCAGCTTGGTCTACATCTAAATTGGTGCGGGCGGCAGCAGCCGTACTTGCCCCCGTACCACCGTCCGCTACCGCTAAATCGGTGATACCTGTAATTGAACCACCTGTGATTTTAGCGTTCGACATAGCTAAATTATCACCTAAACTATAAACAAGAGCCCCTGCTCCTGCGCCATCGCAATAAACGATAGCCGTTTGACCGTTTACTATGGTAGCATTACCACCAGAACCCTGTGTTACAGTAATGTCTCGGCTACCAGAAAGCGCGTTTTGGAAAAGGAAAAACGCCGCAGACGTGTTCGGACCAACAGTAAGTGTGACAGTACCACCTAGATCACCACCATCCACAAACTTAATAGCCCTAAACATACCATCTTCGACGTTACTTGCGCCTTGTGAAGGGGTAGAGGGCCGAACGGTAAGGGTAGAACTGGTGCTGGAAAGCGTAACCGATTTAAAACCAGCTAAACGGTCAAAAATATCAAAGTTGTAATTGGTCGTAGTGCCCCACGTACCGGACTGTTCACCAGTAGCCGGTTGCTCTATCGCAAAGTTGGTAGTAAACACACTGGGCATTTATGTCTCCTATGCGGCAATATCCGTCCAGTTTGGCGTCTGAGATGGTGTCGTCTCTGTCCAGCTTGGCGACTGCGAGGGCGAAATTCCTCCCCAACTTGGGTTCTGGCTCGGTATAATTTGACTCCAAATGAAGACGTTGCCTATTTCTCCTGTTGCAGACACGCCTGTGACCGCTACATTTGCGTCTGCTTTTGCTGTTACAGTACCAAGATTTGCAGTTACTTGCAATCCTGTAGCTGGTATGACAGCACCCCCAGCTACAGTAACCGTACCTAAACCGCTTGTTGCTTCTTCACCTGTAACCGCTACATTTGCATCAGCGACTACGGCAACGCTTCCTAACCCCGCTGTAGCTTGTAATCCCGTAACAGGAACAATAGCGTCAGCGACAACCGTTACGGAACCAACCGCACCCGTAGCTGAAAGGCCGGTAACAGGAACAATAGCGTCTCCTGTTACACTAACCGTACCAACCGCACCCGTAGCTGAAAGGCCGGTTACAACAACATTTGCATCAGCGGAGACTGCAACACTGCCTAGAGCTGTAGTGCCTTCAAGTCCAGTAACAGCGACATTTGCATCCGCTGCTACCGTGACGCTGCCTACATTACCTGTACCGGCAACACCTGTAACCGCCACGTTGGCTTCCGCTACGACAGTTACAGAACCTAATCCGGTGGTTCCCGCTTCTCCGGTTACAGCAACATTTGCATCAGCGGAGACTGTGACGCTGCCTACATTACCTGTTGCCTGTAACCCCGTAACCGGGACATTAGCTTCCGCTACAACGCTGACACTACCGATTGCTCCGGTGGCTGAGACCCCGGTAAGCTCAACGGGGATAGGCTCACCCCACGTTCCACTCGACCATGTGCCCCGGCCCCAACCGGCAATGATAGCCATAACGGATCTCCGTTAGGCTATACGGATAATGGCGTTAGATGCGTCCGCAGTTGGGAACTGAACAGTGAAATCACCAGCGGTCGAGGTCTTATCAGCACCAAAATCTAAAACACACACCGCATCCGTGGTGCTTACACCACCGCCTGTAGTTGTGTTGTAGATGATTGCGCCCCGTGCGGTAATAGAAGCAGTGCTCCAAGTTTCATCCGCAAAGTCGGTGAACGCTGTCGTGCCACTAGTGGTTGGGTTCACATTAGTCAGCGCCTGCCCACCTGCACTATAACCGGTTCCGCTAACCTCGTTAGTTGCAGAATAGTCCGTAGTTGAGGCGTCCAGTGTAGCTGAACTTGTGTACAACGCCATATTAAAAGTATGGCCTGTTGTACGAAAATCGTGTTGAGCTTCAAGCAATTCTTGCTTGAAGGACGTACACATTGCCTGTGTAATAGCCATGTTTACAGTCTCCTTATCGCATCAGCTAATTCAGGATGCCCTGCATCCTTCAGGTTATTATATACCGTAGTTCGGTCACTCCGGATAGCCTCCCGCATATAGTGAGCGACTACCTTTTCAATATGCTTCTGAAAAGCACGAGCCTGATCACGGATGCCCGGATGTGCGCTATCCGAAACCGATATTATTTTTGCAGCGCAACGCTCTGCTACTTCTTCCGGGGTAAATCCACGGTTTTCCGTAGTATGAACCGTTACAAACGGCTCATCCGAAAGCTCCATTTTAAAGCTAAACACTAGATTTTCTCCCTAATGATAAGCCCCGTGCGATACGCATCCGTATCTTCAAGCGCTTCACCATAGTTCTTGAGGCGTCCAATAGACTCCTGAAACTGCAACAAATAATTCTGTATGATATCCTGCTCACCCTTCATATAGGTATAAGCCTCAACTAAAGAACCATACAACATTGCAATTGGTGCATTGACACTAAGCCATGTCGTACCACCACCAGCGCCTGCGGTAAGGCTGGCTGGCCGATAGTAGTAATGAAGCTCTGCGGTCAAAGCGGCACTAGGAGTTGGAGCAACAATGAAATTAGAGACATCAAAATAACCATAATACCGAGGTGTCCCAGTAGAAGAAGGGTTTGGATAAGCCGTTTGAAGAAAATTTACGTCTTTGTACTCTAAAAACTCGTTATTCCCATCGGCTTTGATTATCGACAACGAATACGGTGCCAGAAAATCAGAGGGGCAGTTTAAAAACTTGTTTCCTACAGTCAGCGTACCTGTTTGATTGCGCCTAAAAAAGTTGAGCTGCACACTCTTAAAAATACGCTCTTCTGCGCCACGAATGAAAACATTCAGGTTGTTGACGAAAGTCGTCTCCTGATTCTCTGTGTAGTCCTTAATTGCGTCTTGCAACTGTGTCAGCGTAAAACTCATGTCACCACCGTTACACGGCCCACAGACCCGATAAGTCTTGTTGCCACGCCTCTATCTGGATAGCCACCACCTCCAACGGGAACGTCCATTGGCTCTACACGATCCGGTCTTGCATTTTTCAATGCCTGCGGGTCGGTAACTTTAGGAAATGGCTCTAACTGTGGTTGTTTAGGCTCCCACTCATCCTTGCCGACAAGTAAACCGTTCCACTCTCTACGCATATCTTGATACCGATACCGTAATCCGGAGCGGTCAGATATAGCATAAGAGTTTTTACCTGTAGCAAATCGCGCCATGTTTAAACCCTAAAATAACCTACGTCAGGGGCAATGTTAAAAGAAGCCCTGTCACGATCTTCTGATATCGCCCTTTCAAACTCTTCCTCATACATCGCCTTCAAGAGTTGTGCTCTGTTAGGAGCCCTCTTGATGGAAATATAATAGGCAAGACCCGCAGCCAAACACGGATACAAACGGAAGGGTACTTCCATTGTATTCGTAAAATCGTCCGCGTCATCCATTCGTGTCAGAGCATCATAGTATACCACATCCGTGCTGTTCTCTGGAACCGGCCAGAGTTTTAAAACAGGTGTGATTTGACGATCTAAAAAGAACTGAGATGGTCTAGCTTGTGTAGTTTTGGTTGGAATAGACAAATAGCTGTCCCGGCTAATCCGTTCTAGCGCATAATCTGTTCCACTACGGCGTACCACTACAGACAAGATGTCGATAACATCCGTCCCAAGGTTATAATCACCCGTACCTTGCGTTAAGGCTTGGCTTCTTTGGGCTATAGTCCATGCGTTTAGACCACGGTTTGCCCATTCCGCAAGCATCAAATTCAAGGAACGCTTCGCAGTCTTAAGGTCGTAACCAGTACGAACCTCAAGCCCACAACGCTCAAACGCCTCCTCTACATAATCGGCGACATCTAGCTCAAAATTTGTGCTTCCAGAAGTAGCCATCTTACTTCTTCTTCACCATGCCGCCGCCGCGCATTTTCTTAACCATTCCACCGCCGCGCATTTTCTTAACCATTCCACCGCCGCGCATCTTTTTGACCATGCCGCCGCCGCGCATTTTCTTAACTTTACGTGGTTTCATTGCCATTGCTGAAGTCTCCTATATAACTCTTTGCGGGTTTGGAAGATGTGTTCCGCGTCATACTCTTCCAAGTAATTATCATAATACCCTTTTTGTTCGAGTTTGTCTGCTGCTTCCTGTATCTTAGACAAACGCTGAACAAAAATCATTGCGTATTCGTCGTCTACCATCTGCATAAAAGAGCTATCGTCAATGAAATCATTGGGTTCATCGTGAGGATGAAAGCCCATCAACCAAATATCCCTGTCAATAAAAACCCCTTCGGATATGGCATCGTTTAGCATTTCTAGATAGTCGTGAAAATCATCCGGGTCTTTATCAAAGACCATATCTACTATGATAACTAGATCAAACGTGTCTTCCCATTGAGATATGGTGCTATATAAACACTGCAAGTTAGTGTCATACTTAAACAAAATCGCTACCTTGTGATCTTCCCAAGCTTTTTGGGCATACGGGCACGGCGGAAGACCGTTATAAAACGGATTTGGTTTCTGCAAGGTATGAGCAGACCACGCCAAAATCTCTTGGCATATCTCCTGTTCCTTGCCTATGTAAAACCGCGTATTCTTCATGCTTGTGTTACCGAGCCTTTTGTCCGCTTGCGGCGACCGTTCATAACCTTGCCACAACCCCTAGCTACAGCCGTTCCGGGTATACTAGTGCCGCGGAAAGGGCGTTTTGGCTTACTTTCGTAGCCAACCGCGCCCCCTAAAGCCATTTTCCTTACCTTGGCAGCTTTAGTATTCTCCACAACCTGCTGCCCTTTAGCTCCCGCTTGCTTTTTCTTACGAGCCGTTGCAGCGCGTTCCGACTTTGATAGGCTTTGAGCCTTATTTCTAGGTAAACATCTATCAGGATTTCTTTTATTCTTCGATGTACCGCACGGACCAGCGATGTTACCCGCGCTATCAATTCGCACCCAATCATCATCTAACCACTCCTTTAAGCTGCCCATTACTTACCCTTTCTTTTACCACCTTTAGCCTTTTTGGCGTAATTAGGGTCTTTACAATATTTAGAGGCGGCTAAATTAGCATAAGCTGACGGGTAGGTATCAAAAGTTCTTTTAGCCCATGCTTTACCTTCAGGGCAAATAACTCCACCCTTTTTTTTACGAACTATTTTGCTTTTTCTCGCGGAAGATCCAGCACCTAAACTAACTCTTGTCATGCCAGCACCGCTACTAACGCTATGACTGTCGCCGCAAGTTGCAGAGCAATACCCCCAAGAATAGCCCAAACCTTAACATCCAAACGATCTATGTCCTTTTGCA